GGCGTTCAGCCGCAGGCCCCCGCGCAGGGCTACGCTACCGGCCAGTATGGCGCGGCCATGCCCGCAACGCCTGTCCCCGGCTACGGCGGTTATCCCGCTGGCGGCGTTCAGCCGCAGGCCGGTTACACTCCCGGCCAGATCAACCCCATCACCGGTCAGCCCATGTAAACCACAGCGCTGGGCAGGCGGCTACACAGTGACCGCCTGCCCGGCAAGGACACAAAGGAGGCAAATATGAAAACCCGTTTTGACTATTCCGGCGTTTGGATCACCGGCGTCGGCGAGGCTGTCCCCGTGGGCAACATGGAGACGCCGCATTTGCTGAACACGGTGCGTATGCTCGTTCAGAAGCCCGCTCGGACGCTTTCCATCCTCGTGGCTGACATTGAGCACGCGACCTTCTCTGATACGGTCTGGACGCCCTTCAACGCTGATGACCGCAAGCAGTCCCTCAAGAACGTAACCAGCTTGAGCGACGCGGAGCTGGTCGAGTATGTGCAGTCAACCCCGCTGTTCAAGTCCATGATCGAGGAGCTTCAGGAGCGCGGTATCAACACCAAGAACGTTCTCAGCCTTTATTCCAGCTCTGAAGCCTTCCAGCGATAAGGAGGTGCGACGTGATCCACCTCAGTATCGACCTCGAAACGTATTCGGACGTGAACCTGAAGAAGGCCGGTCTTTACCGCTATGTGCAAAGCCCCGCCTTTGAGATTCTGCTTTTCGCGTACAGCTTCGACGGTGCGCCCACTCAGGTCATTGACATGGCGCAGGGCGAAAAAATCCCTCTGGAAGTTATTCACGCACTGACAGACCCGCAGTGCCTGAAGCACGCCTACAATGCGGCCTTTGAATGGTACTGCCTCAGTAAGTACATGGGCGCACAGCTCCCGCCTTCACAGTGGCGTGACACGATGCTGCACGGCCTGTATGCCGGTTACACCGCAGGTCTGGACGCGACAGGCCGGGCGCTGGGCATTCCGGAGGACAAACAAAAGCTGACTACCGGCAAGGCTCTGATCCGCTATTTTTGTGTGCCCTGTAAGCCAACAAAGGCAAACGGCGGCAGAACCCGAAATTACCCGCATCACGACCCCGAAAAATGGGCGCTGTTTAAGACCTACAACGGCCAAGACGTTGTGGCGGAAATGGAGATCGAACGCCGCCTGTCTGTGTTCCCCGTGCCAGATTTCGTTCAGAAGCAGTGGGAAACCGACCTGCTTATCAACGCGCGCGGCGTGGCGGTCGATATGGACTTCTGTGAAGGTGCGTTGGAGCTGGGCGAAACCATCCGCGCGCAGCTCACGGTCGAGGCCGTCCAGCTTTCTGGACTGCAAAACCCCAACAGCGTCAAGCAGCTTGCCCGCTGGCTGTCCGCCGAAACCGGCGATGATATTACCACCCTACGCAAGGAGACGATCAAAGAGCTGCTGGGCCGCGACAACGCTGACCACGTTCAGCGGATGCTGGAAATCCGGCAGGAGCTGGGCAAGACCAGCACCAAGAAATACGACGCCATCGAGGCCGCTGTGTGCGACGACGGGCGCGTCCGTGGGCTGCTTCAGTTCTACGGCGCAAACCGGACGGGGCGCTGGGCCGGACGTCTGGTGCAGGTTCAGAATCTGCCGCGCACCTACACGGAGCCGCTGGAATTTGCCCGTGAGCTGGTAAAGGGCCGCAAGCTCGACGCGCTGCGGACAATCTACGGCTCCCCGAATGACACGTTGTCTCAGCTTATCCGCACCGCGTTTGTGGCTGCTCCCGGCAACGTCCTGATCGACGCTGACTTCAGCGCCATCGAAGCCCGCGTCATATCGTGGCTGGCCGACGAGGAATGGCGGCTTGAGGTTTTCCGCACACACGGCAAAATCTATGAAGCGTCCGCCTCTCAGATGTTCGGCGTCCCGCTGGAACGGATCAAAAAAGGCAATCCTGAATACTCCCTCCGGCAGCGCGGCAAGGTCGCGGAATTGGCCCTCGGCTATCAGGGCGGCGTTCCTGCCATGCGGCAGATGGACACCGGCAAGCTGCTTGCCGACCTGCCGGACGAAGAAATCAAAGACATCGTGGATAAGTGGCGCAACACAAACCCCAAAATCCGCAACCTTTGGTACAGCTTCAATGATGCAGCAATCCGTGTCATTCAGAATGGCGGCTCTCTCCGCGTTCGCTGCTGCACCTTCGCGCGGGAATGCGACTGCATCCGTGGTACGACCTGCATGACCATCTCGCTTCCGTCCGGTCGCAAGCTCTATTATGTGGAGCCTGCTGTCGGTGAAAACCGCTGGGGCGGTCCGTCCATCACCTATATGGGCGTGAACGACAAGAACAAGTGGGGCCGCATCGAAACCTACGGTGGAAAGCTGGTGGAGAACGTCGTACAGGCTATTGCCCGCGACTGTCTGGCGCAGGCCATTGAACACCTTGAAGCCGCTGGGCTGCCTGTGGTTTTTCACATCCACGACGAGGTGGTCATCGACACCGCAGCATTTGACACCAACGACGCCATGCTTGACAAGGTGGTCAAGATCATGTCAACCCCGATCCCGTGGGCTGAGGGCCTGCCCCTCGGCGCTGACGGCTGGGTCGGAGCATTTTTCAAAAAAGATTAAGGAGGCAACCTTTTATGTTTATCAAGACTTCTACTACCAACGAAACCACATGGGCCGCGCTGAAGGCGGCGGTCGATAACGGCGCCATCGCGCAGGGCGATTTGGTCATCTTCAATCTGAAGAACGGCGAGGAAGCGGCCGTGAGAGCTACACAGGACAAGAAGGGCAAGTGGTTCTTCGTCCTCGAAGACTGCCTCGCTGACGAGCACTGCATGAACAAGCGCCCCACCAACAAGGGTGCGTGGGCTGCCTGCGATATGCGGCAGTATCTCAACAATACCGTGTTCGCCCTTCTGCCGGACGAGCTTCAGGCGCTTATTGCGCCGACGACAATCGTCCAGATCGTGGACGGTGAGCGCGTAGAAACCGAAGACAAGCTGTTCTTGCTCTCCAAGACGCAGATGTTTGGCAAGGGCCGCTGGTCGGATCGTGAGCCGGAGGACACGCAGCTTCTGTGCTTCCTCCGCGAGAAGGACCGCGTGAAGGAGTGCGGCGACAATGGAACATGGTGGTGGTGGCTGCGGTCGCCTGAGGCGTCCGGCTCGTCGTCTTTCGCCCTTGTGAACGGCAACGGTATCAGCAACAACCACTACGCGTCCTACTCCTACGGGGTGGCGTTCGGCTTCTGTTTAATCTGATTTCCCTTTGAAATCCGGCCCCCGGTCGTGGGGCCACCCAAAATACAATAACACAAAATCTACGGAGGCAACTCATTATGAAATGCGAAAAGCTGATTAAAACCGCCGCTGTGGTGGCTCTGATCCTTTTTATCGCCGGTGCAGTAATCGGCACACTGGCCGTTCCTGTGGTCCTGTCCATGTTCTATTCGTGGTACTGGCTGTTCCTTTATGCCGGTTATCTGCTTGTCATCCTCTATGTGGCGCTCTACTGCATTCGCTACAGCTATGAGGAACACATCAATAACGGAGGGAAATCCTATGCAAAACGCTAACATCGGTCTGGTTGACATTACGTTGACCTGCCATTTCGAGGTCAAGGACGCGGAAGTGTTCGGCGGCGCTGGGAGCGTCGGCTACACAAGCGTTGCGCTGAAGCACGCGAAAGCTGCCGACCAGCTTGTGGGCATCATCAACAATTCGGTTCAGTGCGAAGGCTTCCTTTATGCCCAGCGCAAGAGCACTGCTGACCTGCTCGGCGTTCCCGTCGAGTGCGTCAGAGCCATTACATACGACCAGTACGAGGCCGCAACCGGAGACGACGAAACGGAGGACGACGATGAAGATTATTAAGCCCGGCTTTGAGTTCATTACGCCTATCAACGGCGGCGTGATCCTGAAGCGTCTTGAGGAGTGCGGGCGCGTCTGCTACAAATCCGAGGGCAAGATCACGGACGACAGCGCCCCGAAGTTCGTTGCCGGTATCATCAAGCGCGGTCATGAGGCCGTCTTAGAGCATTGCAGCTTTACCGTGAAATTCATTTGCGACCGTGGCGTCAGCCATGAAATCGTCAGACACCGACTGGCCTCTTATTGTCAGGAGAGCACCCGCTACTGCAACTACGGCAAGGATCAGTTCGGCAGCGAGATCACAGTCATTGAGCCGTGTTACCTGAACAAGGACACCTTCGCCTACGACGAGTGGAAAGAGGCTTGCCGCCGCGCTGAAACAGCCTACTTCAACCTTCTGAATTGGGGCCTGTCCCCGCAGGAGGCCCGCGCAGTGCTCCCGAACAGCCTCAAAACGGAGGTCGTTATGACGGCCAATATCCGCGAGTGGCGTCACTTCCTGCGGCTCCGCACCTCAACTGGCGCGCATCCGCAGATTCGGGAGATAGCTACACCACTGCTGCGTGAGTTGCAGCAGATCGTTCCCGTCTGCTTTGACGACATTCTTCCGAAGGAGGCTGACCATGAAACGAGCTGAAATTCTGGAACAGGCGCGTAAATGCGTCTGCGGAGAGCGTGAGCGCGAGTACGGCAGGCCCGAAAACAACTTTGCCCTTATCGGCAAGCTGTGGGAGGCGTACACCGGAATGCACTACAGCGCGAAAGACGTTGCTATGATGCTGGCACTCCTGAAGGTGGCCCGCATCAAGACCGGCGTCAAGGGTGACAGCTTTGTTGACTTGGCCGGTTACGCCGCCTGCGCCGGTGAGATTGCCACGGAGACGCCGAAGGCCCCGCCCGTCAACACCTGTATTTCATGCGGCGCTGAAATCCCTGAGGGGCGGCAGGTCTGCCCCAACTGTTTGGGAGGTAATCCGCATGGCGAGAGATGAATGCTGGGACGCTCTCAAGGAGCACGCCCGGCAGAATCACAAGGAGCGGGTAGCAAAAAATCCCGACCGTATCGAGTATGCGATCCGGCAGCTTGAGGCCCACAACATCGAATATGTCCTGAAGAACGATGCTACAGGCCATTTCCACTGCCGCCGTAAATCCGACGACGCATTGGTCCAGTTCTGGGCGGGCACCGGAAAAATCCTCGGCTACACCCAGAGAGGCATTCACAACCTGATCCGCATTTGCGAGGAGGACTGAAATACATGGATAAGAAAAATAGTGGTGGTGGCGGAATCGGCTTCGTCGGCCTGCTGACCATCGTGTTTATCACGCTCAAGCTGACGCGCGTTATTGCTTGGTCGTGGTGGTGGGTGCTGTCTCCGCTCTGGATCAGCGTCGCAGTGGTCGCATTGATTGGCATTATCGCCGTCTTTGTGGCCCTCTTGCGGAAATGACCCGCGTTACCAATCACGCAGCGCGAAGGACAAAGGAACGTCTCGGCCTGCCGAAGAAGCTCTCCCACAAGAACGCTGAAAATGCGCTGCGGTACGGCATCCGGCACAGCGACACCAGCGGCAGCCTGAACCGGTACATATCGGCGCTGTACTGGAAGCACGAGACGGCAAACAATGTCCGTATCTACTGCAACAACGTCTATATCTTCCACGGCGAAACCCTTATAACGATTTTTCCGCTGCCGCAGAAATACCGCAAAACTGCGGCGCGGATCAATCGGAAAACCACAGAACGAGGTGAATTCGATGAAAATACCTGAAAAGATCAAGATCGGCGGCAAGACCTACACCGTCGAGATCACCAGCAAAATGGATCTCGGTATCAACAATGTATCGGCGGAAATCCTCTACGGCGACCGGATTATCCGCGTCAGCCCGCAGGCCATGGCAAAAATGGAGGCCGATTTCATCCACGAAATGGTCCATGCGATCTATTTCGGCCTCGGCTACCGCGACCACGACGAAAAGCGTGTGGACGAGCTGGCGAACGCGCTCCATTCGGTCATTGTCGATAATCCGGATGTGTTTGCGCCCGCTGAGGTCGGACGCCATGAGAGTTAAGCAGTACAAGGGCACAGTCTACGGCGCTGATCTGACCGCCAAAGAGCGGCGCGCCATGAACATTGAGATCAACCGGCAAATCGTGGAGGCTGACCGTAAATACCTGAACAATGTTGACGCCATGATCCTTTATTTCCTGCACAAGCACCTCGGCTTCGGGAAAAAGCGGCTCCGGCGCGCGTGGGAACAGTTTACGGTCATCCACGATGATCTGGTCAACTACTATGAAATGCCCGACGACGGCGCGTGGCTTGCGGATCGCAAGCTGCAAGAAATCGGCGTTGACGTCGCGGCATGGAACGCTGGGAAGGATGCTACACAATGAAAGACCTGAAAATCTTTGCAAAAACTATTGAGCCGCAGGCACAAGCCCAAATTGATCTGCTGCTTGCACAAAAGCCCTTTGAGGATTGCAAAGTACGCATTATGCCTGACGTCCACGCTGGCGCGGGCTGTGTTATTGGCTTCACCGCCAATTTAGGCGACAAGGTGATTCCGAATATCGTCGGTGTTGATATTGGGTGCGGTATGCTGACCGTCAACCTCGGCCCCATTGAGATTGACTATGCAAAGCTCGATGACGTGATCCGTAAGTACATCCCCTCCGGGATGGCGGTCCATCAGAACGCCGGTTATTTTACCCTTCTCGACGACCTGTATTGCCGGGATCGCCTGCGTAACGTGGAGTGGTTACACAATTCCGTTGGTACGCTGGGCGGTGGCAATCATTTTATCGAAATTGACGCCGGTGAGGACGGCAACAAATATCTGATAATCCACACCGGCAGCCGGAACTTAGGCAAGCAGGTTGCAGAAATCTATCAGGACATTGCCGTTAAAACGCTCCACTCTGCAAAGGGTGAACGGGCGGCCTTGATCGAACGCCTGAAAGCCGAAGGCCGGGAAAGCGAAATTTCCGAAAAGCTGTCTCGGCTGAAAGTTAAAGGCACAATCCCGCGCGACCTCTGTTATGTTGAGGGCGAGGACCGGGAGCGCTATTTGCACGATATGCGAATTTGCCAGCAGTTTGCCCGGTTCAATCGTAGCCGGATCAGTCAGGTTATTATGCAGCGCATGGGCTGGTTGCCGTTTGACCGCTTTGAAACGGTCCACAACTATATCGACGAGTGGGGTATGGTCCGTAAAGGGGCTATCTGTGCAGCCGCTGGTAAGATCGTGTTGATACCCATTAACATGAAAGACGGCTGTATCATTGGCCGGGGCCTTGGAAATTCAGACTGGAATGAATCGGCACCGCACGGCGCGGGCCGCCTTATGAGCCGCGCCAAAGCAAAAGCGTCAATTCCTATGGAGGACTACTGGGCCGCAATGGAGGGCATTTACACGACCTCTGTTTGCCGGAACACTCTGGATGAAGCACCGCAGGCATACAAGCCTATGGACGAAATCTTGAGCTGCATATCTGACACCGTTACTGTGTTGCAGATCATTAAGCCTGTGTACAACTTCAAGACCGGTGACTAAGAAGGAGGCTACACAATGAGCTATGACGTAAGTTTCAAGGCCAAACTTGAGGGCACGGATCAGTGGGTGTACGTCGGTGACGACTGGATTAACCACACGTCCAACACCGCCGCCATGATTAAAGAGGTGTGCGGCTCCTATCCCTCTGAGTGGAACGGCAAGCGCTGTGCCGATATGTACCCCGTGCTCATGCAGGGCGCGTCGCGGCTGTGTCTGCATCCGAAGCGCTACCGGCAGTTTGAGCCGGGCAACTGCTGGGGCACGGTGGAATCCACAGCGGAATTTCTCAGGCAGATTGCGGACAACTGTGACAAATTCCCGACCGCCGTAATCGAAGTCGATTGTTAGGAGGTCTGTATGGCAAACTATCCTAAGAGGAACAGCGAGGGCTACTACGACCCCACAGCGTATGAGGGCGTGAAATCTATTGTCCGTGAAGAAAACGCGCTGGATGGCCGCGTGAGCGACCTCGTGAAGGTTCTTAAATTCATCATCCGTAACTGCGGCTTTGAGCTTGTCAGCCGCATTGAAATCAAAGATGTCAAGACCGGGAGGGTGTTCAAATGAGTAATATGACGAAGGCCGAGCTTGAAGCCGAACTCAGGCAGGCACAGGACAAAATCTGCTATTGCGAGTGCAAGAACAAGGAGCTTCAGGAGCGTCTGAGCGCGATTGTGGTACCCGCCCAGTGCGACACCTACGTCGAGGCTGTCAGGGCCTACGGCAAGCAATCGCAGCTTGTGATGGCTATGGAGGAAATGTCCGAGTTGACCAAGGAGCTGTCGAAGAATCTTCGCGGTGCGGATAACTCTAAGGCGCTGGCCGAGGAGATCGCAGACGTGGAAATCATGCTGGAACAGCTCAAGGTTATTTTCCGCAACCGCGCTCTGGTGGACCGCATCCGTGCGGGAAAGCTGGTCCGCCTGTCTGACCGTATTACGGGAGAAGCGCGGGAATGAGCGGTGCGGAGCTACACAAGGAGGCGACACCTTCCCCGGTGACGGGGGGGGGTGATCCTGAGGACAGGAGTACCTGATTATGAACTATGACAGACAAATCACCATATCCGTAGGCAATAACCGCCGTGATATGGTCTGGAAACAGACGGTGCTGACCGTCGAAGAACTCTATAAACGACTGTCTACCCCGGTCCGTGGAACTGAAACCCTGCAAGACTATCTGCATCTGAAGAAATCACAGCAGGACGATCTGAAGGACGTCGGCGGCTTTGTGGGTGGCTCCCTGCTGGGGCAGCGCCGCAAGGCAAACAACGTGACCGGGCGCGACATCATCACGCTTGACTTTGATAATATCCCCGGCTGGCAGACGGAAACTATCATCGGCAAAATGGACGAACTGGGCTTCAGCTACTGCATTTACAGCACCCGCAAGCACACGCCTGAGCGCCCGCGTCTTCGCGTTGTCGTCCCGACTGACCGGACTATGACCCCGGACGAATACGAGCCATGCGCGCGCCGTGTGGCCGCTCATGTGGGCATTGGCATGGCTGACCCGACCACGTTTGAGACGGTCCGGCTCATGTACTGGCCCTCCTGCTGCTGTGACAGTGAGTTTGTCTACAAGGCTGTAGACGCCCCGCTGATCTCCGCAGACGCCCTGCTGGGTACATACGCCGACTGGCACGATCTGACGAGCTGGCCGGTGGTCCCCGGCGCTACCAGCTATCAGAAGCTGGCCATGAAGCAGGGCGACCCCGAAGAAAAGCAGGGCCTTGTGGGTGCCTTCTGCCGCACCTATAACGTGCTGGCGGCTATGGATGCCTACCTGCCGGGCATCTATGAGGCCGTGGACAACGACCCCGACCGTTATACCTATCTGGGCGGTTCCACCACGGGCGGCGCGATCATCTATGACGGCGGCAAGTTCTTGTTCAGCCACCACGCGACGGACCCGTGCAGCGGGCGGCTGGTCAACGCCTTCGATCTGATCCGGCTACACAAGTTCGGGGACAAGGACGACAATGCTTCGCCGGAAACGCCCATTGCAAAGCTCCCGTCCTACAAGGCTATGTGCGATCTGGCGCTGGCCGACAAGACCGTATGCGCCACACTCAACCGCGAACAGCACGAACAGGCTATGCGGGAGTTCGAGGGCATGGGCAACGATCCCACGCCGGAGGACGACACCGCATGGGCTGAAAAGTTGCAGCGCACGCAGGACGGCAAGATTAAGAGCACCATTGACAATGTGCTCATTATCCTTGACGGCGACCCGCTCCTGAAGGGCAAGTTCGCGCTCAATCAGTTCGCCGGGCGCGGCGAGGTGCTGGGACCGCTGCCGTGGAAGAAGGACGGCAAACGCCGCCTGTGGTCTGACACGGACAGCAACGGCCTGTACTGGTACATGGAACGCTTCTGGGGTATCTCCGGACGCGGCAACATTGACAGCGCCCTTGACATTCATGCCTCACAGCACGCCTTCAATGAGGTGCGCGAGTATATCGAGCGCCTGACATGGGACGGCGTGCCCCGGCTGGACACGCTGTTCATTGACTACCTCGGTGCCAAAGACACCGCCTATAACCGCGCTGTGTGCCGCAAGAGCTTCACCGCAGCCGTTACCCGTGCCATGACCCCCGGCTATAAGTACGACAACATGGTCATCCTCGCCGGGCCGCAGGGCATCGGGAAAAGTACCCTTCTGGATAAAATGTCCCGTGGCTGGTTCAACGACAGCATCCGCACCTTCGAGGGCAAGGACGCATCAGAGCTGCTTCAGGGCGTGTGGCTGGTGGAGGTGTCAGAGCTGGACGCATTCCGCAAGACCGACGTCGCCCGCATCAAGCAGTTCCTCTCCCTGCGTGCTGACCGCTACCGCGCAGCGTATGGCCGTCACGTCTCGGAGCTGCCCCGGCAGTGCGTGTTCTTCGGCTCCACCAATACGACGGACTTCCTTCAGGATACGACCGGCAACCGGCGTTTCTGGCCCGTGGACGTGGGCGAGCAGCCGCACGCCAAAACCGTGTGGCGCGACCTGACCGACGATGTTATCGACCAACTGTGGGCGGAGGCAAAGGCCCGCTGGCAGGCTGGCGAATCGCTGTACCTCTCCGGTGACGTGGAGCAGGAGGCGAAGATCAAGCAGGAGGAGCACCGCGAGGTGTCCGCCCGCGAGGGCCTTATCGCCGCGTTTGTCGAAAAGCAGGTGCCCGCTGACTGGGCGAAGTGGCCCATCGACAGGCGGCGGGATTACTGGTGCGGAGCTACACGGACGCCGGATGGGCAGGAACTTGAGCTTGTGGACCGTGACCGTATCGCCGCTGTGGAAGTTTGGTGTGAGCTGTTCAACGGGAATGTCCGGGAAATGAAGCCCGCTGACACGCGGGAAATCAACGCCATTCTGGCGCGGCTGGACGGCTGGAAGCGGTCTGGCACGGTCATCCGGGTAGGCCCATACAGTGTGCAGCGCGGCTTTGTCCGGGCGTGAAAAGGCTGTAACATTCTGCTGTAACACTGGATGTTACAAGCGCAGAACGGTGTAACACTGTAACAAAAACGTTACAGCAGAATGTTACAGCGAAAAAGCCCGTATTTCAAGGGCTTTTTGAACTTTGTAACATTGTAACATACTTTTTCTATTGAATACCTGTAATAAAGGGCGTATGGGCGTTATCCGCCATAGCGCCTATACGCGTAGGGAATTATAGAAAATGGGGTCAAAAACGTTACAACCGTTACCGACAAGGAGGAACTAAATGCTTGAATCCTATTACGAAAATAAGCTGAGAACCGGCGTCCAGAAGCTGGGCAACGGCGTCCGGTGTCTGAAGTTTGAAAGCCCCGGTTTCTCCGGTGTCCCTGACAGGATCATCCTTCTTCCCGGCGCAAAGGTGATTTTCGTAGAGATGAAGAAGCCGGGGAAAACGGAACGCAAGCGGCAGCTTTATGTGCAAGGGCTGTTGCGCGCATTGGGCTTTGAAGTTTTCTCGGCGGTCGATAGCGTGGAGAAGATCGAAGCCGTGCTTGCACGATGCAGGGAGGTACTGAGGGATGAAGGAATTTTGCCCGCATAACTATCAGCAGTATTGCATTGACCGGATAATTCGTGATCCGGCATTGGGGCTTTTCTTGGACATGGGCCTCGGCAAAACGGCTATCACGCTGACTGCGATCAAGCGGCTGAAGTATGAATGTTGGGCAGTGCGGAAGGTGCTTGTCATTGCTCCGAAGAAGGTAGCAGAATCGACATGGGACAAAGAAGCTGCAAAGTGGTCCCACCTCTCCTGCCTCCGGCTGGTACACGTCCTCGGCTCTGTGGGGCAGCGTACCGCAGCACTGGCCCAAACGGCGGACGTCTATCTTATCAACCGCGAGAATGTGCAGTGGCTGGTGGGCTATTACGGGCACAGCTGGCCGTTCGATATGGTGGTCATCGACGAAAGCAGCAGCTTCAAAAATCATCAGGCAAAGCGCTTCAAGGCGCTGAAGCTGGTGCGCTCTCGGATCAACCGCATTGTTGAGCTGACCGGCACGCCGAATCCCCGCAGCCTTATGGACCTGTGGGCGCAGGTGTATCTGCTGGACTGCGGGCAGCGGCTGGGCCGTACCATCACATCGTACCGCGACGCATACTTTGTGCCGGATAAGCGCAGCCGCACGACGATCTTCTCCTATGCGCCGAAGCTGGGTGCAGCGGACGAAATCTACAGGCGCATTTCTGACATCTGCATCAGCATGAAATCGGAAGACTACCTCGACCTGCCGGAACTGATCTATGAGGACATCCCCGTCAAGCTGGACGCCGCAGCGCAGAAGGCTTACGACCGCTTGGAGCGGGACACGCTGCTTCAGGTGGACGAAACAGTCATCACGGCTGGCTCTGCCGCCACTCTGCGCGGCAAGCTCCTACAGCTCTGTAACGGCGCTGTGTACGACGAGGACGGGAACGTCATCACCGTGCATGACTGCAAGATCGAGGCGCTGCTTGAGACTGTGGAGCAACTTTCCGGGCAGCACGCGATTATCTGCTACAACTTCAAGCACGACCGTGACCGGCTGTTGCAGGCGCTGGAAGTTACACACTTGCGGGTGAGAGTGTACGAGGGCAAAGCGGAAGAAGACGACTGGAACGCCGGTAACATCGACCTGCTGTTGATGCAGCCCGCGTCCTGTGGCTACGGCCTCAACCTGCAAGAGGGCGGCCATCACATCATCTGGTTTGGCCTGAACGACAGTTTGGAGCTGTACCAGCAGACCAATAAGCGCCTGCACCGGCAGGGGCAGCCGTACCCCGTCATAGTCCACCATCTGGTGGTGCTGGGCGGCACGGACGAAGACGTTATTAAATCTCTGGGCGGCAAAGCCAATGCACAGGATAGCCTGTTGGAAGCCCTGAAGGTTAGAATTCAGAAGGCTAAGGAGGCCGCAGCATGACTATCAAAGAACTATCGCAACTCTACCACCTCAACCGTGAAATCGAAATGGACCAGCAGCGGCTGGCTGATTTGGACGACGAGATCAGGCGGGACGAAGACCGTCTCGCCCGCCTCGAAATGAAGGCTACCTCGGTATCAGGCCCGAACTATGACGGTATGCCCAAAGCCCCGTCCTATGGCGGGCGCTTGGAAATCACCGTTGCGGAACTGGTAGACCTGAAAGCCGCTATTACGCGCAAAAAAGCCCTACGCTCTGACTGCGCCATGACCATTCAGGCAAAGCAGATTCTTTGTCTGACAGAGCGCAACCGGCTTGAGCGGTATATTTCCAACCTGCCCGACAGCTTGCTTCGGATGATTTTTACATACCGCTTTATCAACGGCCTGACATGGGCGCAGGTGTCGGAAACAATCGGCATGAGGACAACGGAAGACAGTGTGAAAAAGCTGTGCTATCGCTTTCTGCACGACGAAAACACGAAGGCCGAATAAGTTTGTCCCGAATGTCCTTAACATTTGACACGGCCTGTAGTATCATGGTTGCATGGATTTGTGGGCATGATCGAGGCGGCTTTTGGCTCTGCCTCCGGCCTTGCCGCTATGCCCATAAATCCATAACAAGCCCGTGGCGCTCTGGCGTCATGGGCTTTAACTTTGTGGATAGGAGGCGCGGCGCTATGATCTACCGGCAGGGACGCAATTATGAAAATCTGAACAAAATGATTTATCGCGGTACGGGTAAATTCGACACGCCGCGCCTTGTTCCTGAAGCGTGCAATGCTGATAGCTTTATCGGCTTTAACTACGCGAAAAGCTGCAAGGACCCGCAGCACAAGGGCGTGCATTTCTTCATTGACGACTACCAATTTACGCGGCTGTGGACAAATCCGGACGCATACCTCGATATGCTGAGAGCGTTCAAGTGCGTTTTTACACCGGATTTCAGCACATACACCGATTTCCCGAAGGCCGTCCAAATTTGGAATCACTATCGCAAGCACTGGCTCGGCGCGTATTGGCAGAGCAACGGAATCACCGTTATTCCGACGATTTCATGGAGCGACGAGAACAGTTTTGACTGGTGCTTTGACGGTGAGCCTGTAGGCGGTGCTGTAGCGGTATCAAGCGTTGGTACGCAAATGAATGCGACCGCTCGCGCGCTGTTCCTCGCTGGCTACAAGGAAATGTTGGAGCGCTTGCAGCCCTCGCAAATTCTGTTTTACGGCTCTATTCCAGCTGAGTGCAGCGGCGATAAAATCATTCCGATTTTGACGTTTCAGGACGGATTGAAGCGCCGCGTGAGTAAAAAGTTTACACAGGACGAAGGAAATTCACAGGAGGATGTGATATAATGGGCGGTAGAGGTGGCAGCTATTCAAGGTCCAGCTTTTTAGGGCCTCGCGGAAAGCAGAAAACCGTTGATGAAGCGCTCGCCGGTTCTAACCCGCATTACAGAGAGGGCCGCGAGTGGCAGCAGAATTGCCAAAGGTGCATTTACGCTTATGAAATGCAGCGGCGCGGCTATGATGTTGAGGCTTTGCCCCGTATCTTTGACGGGACCGACCGCTTGCCGTATATGTACGACAAAAACGGCTGGCTTGCAGTTATGGACGGCGCAAAAGCTGTTGACTTTCCTTCCCGGAACACCATTCAGAAAATGGCAGATCAAATGGCGAACTGGGGCGACGGTGCCCGCGCAATCGTTCGTGTCCAATGGAAGGGCGGCAGGTCCGGCCATGTGTTTATGGCCGAACAGCAAAAGGGCGGTACTGTTTTCATGGACCCGCAGACCGGGCGCTATGTTGACATTCACGCCTATATGGATCAGGCGGTCAAGGGCGCGACGAAACTTGTCAGGATCGACAACTTGAAGCCGACCGCACTACTCGAAAAATGCGTCAAAAAGCGCGACAAATAGGAGGTTATCAGAACATGGCAAAGACAACCAGCGGCCCCGCAAAGAAAACGGGCGGCAGTAAACCCGCAAAGGGGCGTATTATTACGCCGCCCAATGCGAGCAAGGAACTTCCGAAGTCCTTCTATCAGCAGGACAAGGCCAAAGGTAAAAAGAAATCCGAAATTCCGGACATCTAAAGAGCACAACGCTTCAACCGTCAGCGGCTTTCCGCTGGCGGTATTTTTATACCCCAAAAGAGGTGAGACAATATGCAGCTTGACAGATTCAAGCATGAATTCAAGCGCCTGAACGGCGTTTATGCGACCGACAAAGTGGTGCTTTTCCGCAATCCGCTTGAGCTGTACAGCTTGACGACCGGCAAGATCATTGCATCCTTCAACAGTCTTGACGAGGCTTTGCACTTTGAGATTGACGGCAAGACCCTTGAGCAGCGGATCAGTGCATGGACGGAGATCACCTTCCCCGTGGAGCACGGCGGACGCGGCGGCGGTTCCGGCATCGGTTTTAGCGGCGGCTGGCCGTCCTCTGGTGGCGGCAGCGGCAAGGATGAAACCACCGCAGACCTGCCCGCGCGTATGAACGTCAAAATCGGCTCCAACCGTGTCTATGAGGACATGGTACGCGCCTTTGTGGCCGCACATGGCGACGCGCTGGAAGAACACGGCGTGGTCGTGGATGAACAGGGCTTCGCTACAAAATACCGCCACGGCAACGCGGGCAGTATTTCAGGGCTGACCGGCAACGGCAAAGAAATTGCCATTCATAACCACCCGCGCGACGGCTGGCCGACCTTCAGCAAAGAGGACGTTATCAACACTGCCCTCGGCACCCGGCGCGGCATTGTGGCCGTCAGCACCAAAACCGGACGCGGCGACGATACCGCGCGATATGCGGGCGTGTACACCTTCACGAAGGGCACGCATTTCAACGCTTCCGGCTTTGTAAAGGCGGTCAACAGCGCCCAGCTCAGCGGCAAGGACTACAACGACGCCGTTTCTAAGTGGCTGAAAGCCAATCAGCAGAAATTCGGTTACAAGTACAGCTATCAGAAAGCGAAGTGACGAAGGAGGAAAAACCACAGATAGGAGGTGCGAAGCGTGAGCAGACCACAAGACAAGAACCTCATTCCTCTGACCGAACGCAGCGAAGAAGAGGCTCACGCTATCCGCTCTGCTGGTGGTAAAGCCAGTCAGGAGAAACGCCGTGAGCGGCAAATGATGGCTGACCTTCTTGAGCTGTATTCCGGCCTCCCGATTACCGATAAGCGCAAGCAGAACCGCCTGAAAAAGCTGGGCATCCCGTCTGAAGTGCTGACCCAGAAAATGCTTGTGGCCGACGCTCTTATGCGGTCGGCGCAGGCGGGCAACACCTATGCGATCCAGCTCTACATGGACATCACCGGTGAAACCGGCTTGGCCGGTAGCGCAAAGGACAACAATCTGCTTGAAGCTATCCAGAATGCCACAAAGGAGGACGTGAACACGGATGATATACCAGAACTTCAGCAAACGGCAGCTTCTGACGCTGACGTGGTGGAATAAGCCGCAGTTCATGGACTGTGATGGCATCATCTGTGACGGCTCTATCCGTTCCGGCAAGACCGTTTCCATGACGGACGGCTTTATCCTGTGGAGCATGAGCCGCTTCAACGGTCAGAACTTCGCTATATGCGGCAAGACGATTGAATCGCTGCGCCGCAACGTTATAACCCTCATGCCGCAGTGGCTTGAGGGCATTTTCTCAATCACTGAACGCCGCAGTGAAAACAAGCTGATTATCACGTCTGGCGGCGTGACCAACAGCTACTATATGTTCGGCGGCAAGGACGAATCAAGCTACACACTGGTGCAGGGCATCACGCTTGCGGGCGTGCTGTTCGACGAAGTGGCCCTCATGCCTCGCTCTTTCGTGGAGCAGGCTATGGCTCGTTGCAGCGTGGCCGGTTCTAAGTTCTGGTTCAACTGCAACCCCGAAAACCCCGGTCACTGGTTCTATGTGGAATGGATCAAGAAAGCGCGAGAGCGGAACATCCTGTATCTTCATTTCACGATGGACGACAACCTGAGTCTTGCGCCTGAAATCAAGGCCAGATATGAGGGAATGTACACCGGCGTTTTCTACCGGCGTTATATCCTTGGTTTGTGGGTAAAGGCCGAGGGCCTTGTCTACCCCATGTTCGACCGCTCGGCGCATATCGTTCCAAAGGTCCCGGCGCTCAATCCACGGCACCGCTACTATGTGTCCGTGGACTACGGCACCGTCAACCCGTTTGCCGCTGGCCTGTACGATTACAGCCCCTCGGAGCAAAAAGCCATTATGGTCAAGGAGCTGTATTACAAGGGTGGCAGCAACAACCGTGTGGACAACGAGGCGTATTACAAGATGCTGTGCGACCTGATCGGGGACTATCCGATCCAGTACATCATCATTGACCCGTCCGCGTCGTCCATGATCGAGACGATACAAAAATACGGTAAATACATGGCTGTAAAGGCCGACAACGATGTTTTGAACGGCATTCAGGACGTGACGAAGTTCTTAAATGCCGGGTGCCTGTACTTCCATAAGAGCTGCAAGAGCACCTTCGAGGAGTTCGAGACGTATTCATGGGACGAGGAAAAGGCCGAAGACGCGGTTATCAAGGAAAACGACCACAGCATGGACCAGCTCAGATATTTCTGCCGGACCGCCCTGCGGAATGAACTGAAATGGATAGTTTAAGGCGGTGACGAAATGAATTTTTTTACGCGCCTGCTAAGGAGGATCAAAATGCTTTTTATTCATAGCGGGACCGATATTGCGAAAGCATTTGGCGTTGAACTCATTTCCTCGCCGGAAATGTCCAGCGCCCTTACAAACTGGGACCGCATTTCTACCGGCAAGCCGCCTTGGCTGAACGCCGAGGATGAAATCGGGACTATCAACATGGCAAAACACATCAGCGACACCCGCGCAAAGCTGGTGACGCTGGACATTGGTATTGCTATTTCCGGCTCGCCCCGTGCCGACTATTTGCAGGGACTGGCCGACGACCTGCTCAAGCGCTTGCCCGACCGTGTGTCGGAAGCTGAGCGGCTGGGCGGCGTCATGCTCAAGTGGAACGGCGAGACATGGGACTTCATCCTGCCGGGCAACTTCGGCATTACGGCGAAGGACGACAACGGTGAAATCGTCGGTGCGATCTTCGCGGCGCATACCGCACAGGGCAGCCGCCATTTCACACGGCTTGAATACCACCGCTTCGAGGGCAGCACCGCAGAGGGTGGCAAGCTCTACAAGATCACGAACAAGGCGTTTGAAAACCGGCTCAGCACGAAGGGCGAAGTTACCCTCGGTGCGGAGGTGGCGCTTGACAAGGTTGACGCATGGGCGCATCTGGCCCCCGAAGTTACCATTACCAACCTTGAAACGCCGCTGTTTGGCTACTATCGCGTTCCCGGCGCGAACACCGTTGATCCGTCGTCCCCGCTGGGGCTTTCCGTGTTCGCCAACGCCATTGCAGAGCTGAAGGCTATCGACATTGCCGTCAGCCGCAAGAATACGGAGATTGAGGACAGCAAGCACATTACCTTCGTCGGACAGCAGCTCATTCAGAACGCGCAGAACCGCAACGTCGAGCTGCCGCGTTTCGTGAAGGGCCTCGGTATGGGTCTGTCTGACGGCGAGGTTTCCGCAATCCATGAGCACGCGCCGACGCTGTTGACCGACGCGCGAATCAAGGACATCAACTTCGACCTGTCTATGGCCGGTGTCAAATGCGGCTTTTCCGAAGGTGTGTTTGTACTGGACGGCCAGACCGGCATGATTACCGCAACGCAGGTCGAGGCCGACGACCGCGACACCATCCAGACGATCAAGACCGACCGCGACGCGCTCAAGGACGCCATCACACAGGCGCTGGCAGGTGCTGACGCGCTGGTCACGCTCTACAACCTCGCGCCGCTGGGCGAATATGAGGTCAATTTCAATTTCGGCGACGTGACCTACAACTATGAGGAGGACAAAGCCTCGTGGCGCGCCTACGTCATGCAGGGCTGGGTCCCGAAGTGGATGTACTTCGTAAAGTTCGAGGGCATGAGCGAGGAAGAAGCAAAGGCAATGACCGCAGAGGCCGACGCCGCGCAGATCGAGAAAGCCCAGCTTTTCGGCGCAGAATAGGAGGCGGCATAAATGCTGACCCCTCAGCAGATTCTGGACATCATCGAAACGCTATACCCGCAAATCGACGAGCTGAACGTGTGGATCACCAGCGACCTTATCCGGCGTGTTATGGCACGGTTAGGGCGCGGCGAGGGCGTTTTTCTCACCGCCTCGGATGAATGGCAGCTTGAGGTTTATCAAGCCGCAGGCGGCCATCTGGACGCCGTACAGCGGGAAATCAAGCGCTGGACAAAGGCAACGGACGCAGAGATCAAGCGCATCTTCGAGGACGCCGGTATCAAAGCCCTTGCCTACGACAGCAATTTCTATGTTGAACACGGGCTTGCGGGCATTGAGCTTGCACAGTCTGAGAGCATGATCCGGCTGCTTGAGGACACCTACCAGCGCACGGCGGGCACTGTCCACAACTTCACCCGCACGACTGCGCACGCGAGCCAACAGCAGCTGCTGAAAGCTCTGGACACCGCACATTTCAAGGTGGCGTCCGGCGCGACATCGTACACACAGGCCGTACAGGAGGCCGTCAGCAGCATTGTTGATACGCAAACGCAGGTCATCTATCCAACCGGACACGTTGACACCATCGAAACCGCTGTCCTGCGGGCCGTCCGTACCGGTGTCGCGCAGGCGTCCGGTAACATGGCCGTTCAGGGCATGGAGGAACGCGACTGGGACATCGTGCTTGTGTCGGCGCACCTCGGCGCACGCTACGGCAACGGCGGTCAAAACCCCGGAAATCATTTCTGGTGGCAAGGCAAGTTCTACAGCCGGACGGGCCGAACGCCTGACCTGCCGCTTTTCGTGGAATCCACAGGGTATGGCACCGGCGAGGGCCTGTGCGGCTGGAACTGCCGCCACAGCTTCGGCCCCGGCGACCTGCGGCACAACCCATACGCGCAGTTCGACGCTGAGGAGAACAAGAGAGCTTTTGACCTCAGCCAGAAGCAGCGCGGGAAGGAATCGCGCATCCGGCGCACGAAAACAAAGCTGGTCGGCCTTCGCACGGCCATTGAGGCAGCGGAGGACGCGGGCGTGAAAGCTACACTTGAAGCGCAATACACACGGACGGCAAAGCTGCTGGAAAAGCAGAATTTGGACTATAACCAGTTCTGCACGGACAACGCCCTGAAGCGCCTCTCTGACCGCATCCAGATTGCAAAATGGACGCGGGAAGACGCGCGAAAATCCATTGCCGCCGCCCGCAGCAAGTAAATAATCGCAAAGCAGAGCTTTACAGCACCATTTCGGCGCTGCGAGGCTCTGCTTTTCTATGCCCCTTCCAGTATCGCCGGTGCAACTCCGGCGGGGGTACAAAATCGGACTATCGGCGGTCCTAACAATGCCGAAAACGGCCAGACGCTGCAACGTCTTAAATATCTGCTATTGCCGTTATACAGGAGGTTATCTATGAAAACCGAAGAACTGACCGCACTGGGGCTGAATGAAGATCAGGTCAAGCAGGTGTTCGCGCTCAACGGGAAAGACGTTGAGGCCGCGAAGGCCGCCAAGGACAAGACCATTGCAGACCTCACGGCAGAGCGCGACGGCCTGAAAACCCGCCTCGATACTGCCGAAACCACGCTGAAGAAGTTTGAGGGCATCGACCCGCAGCAGATTCAGCAGGAAATCCAGACCTACAAGACGCAGGCGGAGGACGCGGAGAAGAAATTCACCCGCGAGATCACGCAGCGCGATCAGAAGGACTGGATCACCAAGAAGCTGGACGAGTACGGCGTCACTTCTCCCTTTGCCCGCACGGCCCTTGTGTCCGAGTGTATGTCTCCGGACGCCGGTCTGACGTGGAAGGACGGCGCATTTTTCGGCTTTGACGACTTTATGAAAGCCGCCAAGCAGAAGGACGCCGGTCTGTATCAGACTGCCGAGGAAAAGGAAGCCGCAGAAAAGGCGGCAAAGCAGAAGGAAAAAGCGCCTGCTTTTACGGGACCCACGGGCGACCCCGGCACCGGCTCTGAGAAGTACACCCCGCCCAAAATTTTCTGATAAACAAAGGAGTATGAATTATGCCTCGTATTAACGCACTGAACATCCTGCTGGAAAGCGACGGCAAGGAATATCTTGCCGAGCTGTACGGCAAAACCATTGAGGGCGTCCAGAAGGCGCTGATCTCCGGCTCCATGAAGAACATGGACCTGTCCGGCGATCCCGTTTCCGGCACTGTCGAAGCCAAGCGCTTCGTCAATGCCACCCCCAAGAACTACGGCACCGCGCGTACCGCAGGCAAGGGCGACGCCGTGAAGGCAAAGCCCGTCACTGTTGCCATCGACACCGACCGCGAGATCGTCGAGGAGCTGGAACAGAAGGACGTCCGCCTGTACGGCGTTGACGGCGTTCTGGACCGTCGTTCCGCAAACCACATTCTGCGTATGGCTGCCGAGCTGGACAATGCGTTCTTTGCCGCTGCTGCCGGTAAGGCCACTGTGCTGAACCTGTCCGCCTACAAGACCATCTCTGACGAGCTGGAAGCCATCATTCAGGAATGCGAAACCACCCAGAATGACTTCGTGGACGGCGTGCCTCGCTCCATGATGCACCTCGTTCTGTCCCCGAAGTATTACGGTATGATCCGTAACGACCTCGACAAGCAGACCAACAACGCGAACGTGAACACCGCCGCCGAGGAATTCCTTGTGTGGCACGGCGTCCGCGCGTACAGCTGCGTCCACCTTCCCGCTGGCTGCAACTACCTGCTTATGGTTGAGGGCGCTGTCGCTCAGCCCATCATGGCCGACCAGTATACCGCCGAGAAGATCCCTCTCTCCAATGCCTACGGCGTCGAGCTGTTCTACCACTACGGCACCACCGTTGTCATGCCTGACCTGATCTTTAAGCCCGGCGTGTTCACCAAGGCGACCGCTCACGCTGCCGGTACTCAGTATTACACCGAGGCCAACGGCGTGTACACCGCCGTCTCCATCACGGAGTTCGCGTCCGGCACCACCTACTACACCATGGCCTGATGTAAGGAGGACGCTATGCTGTTTCGCAACCTGAAATCGGGCAACGTCGTAGCGGCCACCGACGAAACCAGCATTGAGCTGATGCAGAGGTCGGCCATCTACGAAGCCGTAGAAATCGCCCCTGCTGTCGCACCCGCGCCCGCAAAGGCGGAGGGCAAGCGCCGTAAGAAGCCCACCGAGGCCGAAACGGACGCCCCCACCGAGGTGCAGGAAGCCTAAGGAGGCGTTGATATGGCATACACAGACTTTACGTTTTACGGCTCCGGCTACTTCGGTGACACGCTGACCGAGGAAACCGCCCCGAAGTGGCTTGAACGCGCCAGCGACGAGTTGGACGCGATCACCTTCGGACGGCTCACGTTCGCGTTCCCGACCGTGGAAGCCCACGCCGCCAAGGTCAAGAAGGCTGTTTGTGCCATTGCCGAAGCCCTCTACTGGATCGACGTCCAGCGGAGGGCATCTTCCGCGCAGAAAGCGGAGGACGGAAGCTATCACGGGGCTGTCGCGTCTATCTCGTCCGGACGGGAATCCATTTCCTATTCGACGGGCGGCGCGAACAGCTCCGTTTATGCTGCCGCTGCGACGAGCGCGGAGGCACAAACAAATCTGATCGGCAGCATTGCCGCGCAGTATCTGGCAAACATTCCGGATGCAAACGGCATCAATTTGCTGTATGCGGGAGGTGTTGGGCGTGTACCGCGACACAATAACGGTCTTTAATTACCACGCCGCAACCGGGCGTTGGTTTCCGTCCGTCATCTCCGGCGCTGACCTGCTGACCACAAAAGCCAACAGCGCGACAACTGCGGGAGGCAACAACGCCGACGCCGTGGACATCATCGTCCACTGCACGGCGGACAAGCGCATTCCCACAGGCGCGGGGATGAAAAGCTACACGGGACCGAAGGAGTATGCCCGCTGCGACAATCCAGCGCAGCACATCACCTTTGCCCCGGAGTGCGATTTCATTTTTGCCGGTGCATGGCCTGACACCGAGCCGCTGACCGACGACGACTACGACGAGGGGCTGTACCACGCCCTGAACGCAGAGCGCGACGGTATCTACCTGATAAGCTCTGCGGGCTTTTACGGCCTTCTCCCTCACTTCGAGATTGGAGGGCGGTAATGTCTGATCTTCCGAAAATCTCCTACTCTGACGGCGGCGTACACGTCACTGTTGACCTGCGCGCACTGGATCAGCGTATGCGCGAGGCGCAGCAGTGGCTGGGCGACCGCGTGCTTGAGGACTGCAAAGCCTGTATGCCGCACTTAACAGGAGACTTACAACAGCGGTCCCGCACGGAGAATGACGGGAAGCAAGTTCGTTTTCCCGGTCCGTATGCACGCTATTTGTACGGAGGGAAGGTCATGGTGGATTCCGTAACCGGTAAAGGCCCTCGTAAAATCCCCATAAGCCCCGGCGAATACATCTTACGATTCAACGAGGGAGCTACGCTCGTTGCCACCGACAGGCCGCTGAAATACTCCGACCCGCAGGCCGTTCCGCAATGGTTTGAACACGCCAAACGGCAGAACAAGCAATTCTGGATCGACGGCGTGAAGGAGAAAATCGGAGGTAAATAATCATGCCGTCGAAAACGGTCATCGACATTGACGGCTCCGAAGCCGTCAGCAAAATCCTTCTCGACCTGCTGAATAAGTTCCCCGGTCTGACCACCGGCAACAAATCCATCCTGTTCTCCACGCTCTCGGACGCTTCGGGGATCGGATTCTTCCCGATTTCCGGTGCGGCTTTGCAGAGCAGCACAGAGGACGTCACTGGACACGTCACGCAGGTCTGCCAATACCCGTTCAATGTGGTCTATCGCGCCGCGCCAAAAACAGAAACCCAGCGAATCCGTATCAAGGAATTTCTTGACGCGCTGGGCAAGTGGCTTGAGCGGCAGCCGGTCACGCTGAACGGTAAGAGCCACCAGCTCAGCGCATACCCCGCGCTGCTGGCTGGCAACCGCGTCATCAAGAAAATCAGCCGCACAAGCCCCGCCTACCTCAACTCCGCCTATCAGGACGGCGTTGAAGATTGGCTCATTGCCCTGCGGCTGGACTACAACAACGAATTTGATATTTGAGGAGCTGAAATTATGCCGAAAATCGAACGCAAGTATCTTGCCCATTTCCTCGACGCCAAGTTCGGCGTCAAGACGCAGGGCGAGGAAACCTACGCCCCGAATTATACCCGTCTCGGCAAGGACCTTGAGGAGTATAACGAGGAGCTGAACCCAGATGTTGAGGTCAATAAAAACATTCTGGGCGAACAGAATGTCGTCCACAATGGCTACGAGGTGCAGTCTGAGGTTGACCCCTTCTATGCCTACAGCGGCGACCCGCTGTTTGAACGTCTCGCAAAGATCGCCAATGAGCGCCTGACCGGCGACGACTGCATGACCACGAAGGTTGACGTGCTGCTTAACAGCGACGGCACCGTGGCATGGGCCTACCGCGAAGACGTGTGGGTCGTTCCCGAATCTGTCGGCGGCGACACCTCCGGCGTGCAGATTCCCTTTACCGTGTACAACGCGGGCAATCGCGTCAAGGGCACCTTCGACCTCACCACGAAGACCTTCACCGCAGACACCAACGCTGCGGGCTAATCATCCACCCCATCCACCCCGCCGCCCTGCGTACTGAGCGCAGGGCGGCAACATTTTGAATTCAGGAGGCAATTACAATGGCTGACAAATTGGTACAGCAGAATTTCAATGAAATCATCATCGACGATGGCAGCGTAAAGGTGCCTATCCGAAACAAGCACGGGGAACAGATCGGGGAATTCTCCTTCCGACCGACCGACATCGGCATTGTGGATCGCTTCAACAGTGTTGCCGCAGAGTTCGACAAGATCGTCGAGCCGCTGGAAAGCGTCAACATCAAGCCGGACGGCACTGTGGACGAACAGAACGAAGCCGAGTTCGCAGCACTGCGTGAGGCCGAAAAGCGCCTGTACGCCGCCTGTGACAGGCTCTTTGGCGGCAATATGTCGGAGGCGTTCTTCGGCAAGATGCACCCGTTTTCCCCCATCAACGGTCATTTCTACTGCGAAAACGCGCTGTCTGCGGTCGGTGCTTATATCTCCCGCCAGTTCGACCGCGAGGTGAAGAAAGTCAACTCCCGTGTTGAGCGGTACACCCACGGCTACCGTACTGGCAAGCACAAGGGCGGTAAAAAATGATCGGAACACTGCCGCGAAGTCTTGAGGTAAACGGTAAGTTCTACCGTATCCGCAGCGATTTTCGGGACGTTTTGAAAATCGTGATTGCGTTCGGTGATCCCGACCTCGAAGACAAAGAAAAGGCTTATATCTGCCTGTTCATTTTGTTCAAGGACTTCGACGCAATTCCAAAAGACGACTATGAGGCGGCCTTCAAGGCCGCTCTCGCTTTTATTGACCACAATGACAAGCCGGAGGACACGGGCGGAAAGCCTCCTCCGCGCGTCATGGACTGGGAACAGGACGAGAGCATCATGTTTCCAGCGGTCAATAAGGTTGCCGGTTTTGAGGTCCGTTCCGCCCGGTACGTCCACTGGTGGACCTTTATGGGCTACTACATGGAGATTTCGGACGGCGTTTTCGCGCAGGTGCTCAACCTGCGTCTGAAGCGCGCAAAGGGCAAAAAGCTGGAAAAGTGGGAGCGCGAATACTGGAATTCCAACCGCGCTATTTGCGCCCTACGCACGAAGCTGTCTGAAGAAGAACAGGCAGAAAAGGATAGGATCGACGCGCTACTCGGCTAAGAAAGAAGGTGGTTAAATGGCAGATCAGGCTGACGGCTCTATCATCATTGATACCGAGATAAATTCGGACGGATTTAAGGCCGGAAGCGCTGAATTGCTTGCGGCTATCAAGGCGCTGTCCACAGAGGTCAAGAATCTGGGACAAACGCTGAAAGAACTTTTCAGCAAGCCGCTGACACCTGAAATCAATACAGGTGGCGCAGAGGATAAGGTTGCAGCGCTTGAGGCAAAAGTACAGGAGCTGCAAACCTCCCTCGAAGAATTACAGAATACCAACGGCAGCGGCACGCCTGCGCCGGAAACAGCTACACCGCAGGTGAACATCGGTGGTGTGACGGAAAAGGCATCCGGTTTGCAGCGTGAGATCGACGCCGTGAACAGCAGCGTGCAGAAGCTGGAACCGACCTTCCAGAAAGCCATGTCCGGCAGCGAGAGCGCTATGACCTCCTTTGAGGGCAAGGCAAGCACGCTGGAAAGCAAGATTGCGGAGCTTCAGGAACGGCTGGATGCAGTCGGTCAGACGCAATTCCCGACGCAGGAATACGCAGAACTCTGTGCGGAGACTGAAAAAGCCGGTCAGAAGCTCGAATCTCTCCTCAATAAGCAGGAGAAAATGCAGGCTCTCGGCGTGAGTGAAAATTCCGCCCAGTGGAAAAACCTGCAATACGACCTTGATTTGACCGCACAGAAATATGACCGGCTCGAAGCCGCAAAGGCGAAAATGGAAGCCTCTGGCACCGCATTTCAGGCGGGCGTGGACACGACGCAATACGCGCAGATGGAATCTACACTGTCCGCAGCAGCTGCCCGTCTGGATGAAATGCGCGCCGGCACACAGCAGTCGGAAAGCCTTATGAGCCGCCTCGCCAGCAGCGCACGGAATGTCGCGTCTTTCATCGGCAGAGCGGCAAAGTCGGCTGCCGGGGCGCTTGTGTCCGGTATCAAGGCCGCCGCATCCGGCATGGCAAAAATGCTGTTCCACAGCAAGAAGATGAACGGTCAGTTTGGCGGACTGATTTCCGGTGCGAAGAAATTTGCACTCAGTTTGCTTGGAGCACGCGGCGTTTGGGCGCTGCTGCGGAAAGCGGTCAGCGCCTATATGGCCGAAAATCAGCAGCTCTCCAATACGCTGTCCGCCTGTTGGTCAGGCATCGGAAACCTGCTGGGGCCGATCATTACACGCATTATCAACCTTGTCGCACAAGCTGTCGCCTATGTGACCGCGTTTCTCAAGCTCTTTGGCATCTATGGAAAAACTGCATCCAAAGAAATCAGCAGCGCGGGCGGGGCGGCATCCAAAGCTACCGATAAGCTCAAAAGGCAGCTGGCCGCGTTCGATGAACTGAACATTCTCAGCGACAACAGCTCTGACGGCGGCGGGGGTGGAGGCGGTGCCGGTGATCTCGGAAGTCTGCCCGACGTAACGCTGCCCGACTGGGCAAAACTTATGGTCGAGCAGATCAAGGCCGGTGATTGGGCCGCAGCTGCAAATACTCTGGCGGCAAAGCTCAACGAAATGGTTGATACCGTAGACTGGGCGGGCATCGGTGATAAGATCGGGTACTATTTGAACGGCGCGTTGACTTTCCTTGCGACGTTCATCCAAAACTTCGACTGGAAAAACCTTGCGTCGCGCTTTGCAGAACTCCTAAACCACATTATTACTGGTGTGGACTGGGGAAATCTCGGTGTGATCCTGACCGGGAAATGGGCAATCATCCTGAAATCGCTTGATGGCTTTTTCGGTACGCTTGACGGCGCAGCAGTGAGCAAGGCCATCACTGATTTCATGTACGGGACCGTGAACGCCGCCGACTGGATCGGTATTGCGGGAAGTCTCGCAAAAAACATCAGCAATTTCATTTCGGACATTGATTTTTCGACACTTGCCGAAGCGCTCAGTACGCAAATCAGAACGGCGCTTCAAAGTATGGTCGCTGCTGTCGAGAACTTCGACTGGGCAATGCTCGGAAGAAAAATCGCTGATTTTCTCAACGGAATTGATTGGAGCGGGATTTTCTCTGACCTGACAAGATTGCTTGGTGGCCTGCTTATCGGAGCGCTCAATCTGCTTGTCGGCTTTGTGGATCAGGTCGATTGGACTGGCCTTGCAGACGAAATCTGGGCTTGTCTCGAAAATCTTACCACCGACATTGACTGGGACGGCTTCGGTGAATTGCTTGGCAAGTTTGTCAGTGGCGCCATAACCGGCGTTCTCGATCTCATTACGTCTCTGTTTTCAGATCATGACTGGGGCGAAATGGTGCAAAACCTGATTGGCAGTCTGGGGGAGGCACTGGGTGCGGTAATCGAAAACATTGACTGGCTCGGCCTGCTGGAATCCCTTGCGACTGCTCTTGTTAGCATTATTGTTCAGATTCCCAGCATTATTGTGGGTGCCATTGGCGGAATATCCGACATGCTTGCAAGTTTGTTTGAGGCAGTCGGCCTCGATTCTATCGCCGGTTTCTTTCGTGGAATCGGAGACGCAATGCGCGACGCGGGTTCGTGGCTGAAAGAAAACCTCGTAGACCCTGTTGTGAACTGGGTAAAGAACCTGTTCGGCATCCACTCTCCGTCTACTGTATTCGCAGAAATCGGTACATTCCTTATCGACGGACTAAAGCAGGGCATTTCTAATGCTTGGCACAAGATCACGGACTTCTTCACCGGCGTAATCGAAAAGTTGAAGACCTTCTTCAGTAACGCATGGAGCAGTATCAAGTCCACCGCCACTACGGCATGGGCCGGAATCAAGGGCGTTATCAGCAGTGCATGGAACGGCATCAAATCCGGTGTGTCGTCTGCCTGCAATACCGTCAAAACCGGTATCTCGAATGCTTGGAGCACCATCAAATCTGGCACCACAAGCGCGTGGAACGGTATCAAGAGCGGGCTGTCTTCGGCTTGGAACAGCATCAAGACCACAGCATCGTCCACTTGGACAAACCTGAAAACCACTGTCAGCAACGGCTGGAATAACATCAAGGCGAACACCTCCACCGTTTGGAACGGCGTAAAAGCTACACTGTCCAGCACTTGGAGCAACATCAAGTCTACTGCGTCGTCCACTTGGAACAGCATGAAGACTACGGCTTCCAGCGCATGGAACAGCATGAAATCCACTGCATCGTCCACATGGAGCAATATCAAGTCCTCGCTGTCCAGCACATGGAATGGCATCAAATCTACCGCGTCCAGCACATGGAGCGGCATCAAAAATGCGATTCAGAATCAGGGCTGGTCCGGCGTCGGCAGCAATATCTGTAACGGTATTGCCAACGGTATCAGCTCCGGTTGGAGCTGGCTGAAGAACAAGGTTTCCAGCCTCGCAAGCAGCCTTCTCAGCGCTGCAAAATCCGCGCTGGGTATTCACTCCCCGTCGCGGCTGTTCCGTGACGAAATCGGCCTGAATATCGGCTACGGCGTAGGTGAAGGTGTGGAGGCTTCGCAGCCGTCCATCCTGAAATCCGTGTCCGGCGTCGCTGACGCAATCGCGGATGAATTCAACGCCGGTGATTATAAGGTCGGAAACATCGTCCCCGCGTCTGAGGTGGACGGTGCGCTGTCCTCGTTCTCGGACAGGATCAGCGGCAGCTTCACAAGCCTGCTTGACCGGCTTCAGGCCATTGCGGATAACATCACGTTCGCCGTTCCCGCTGTGGCTGGCGGTGTCGTGCCCTACAAGGCCG